ACATATAGCATTATAAAAAAATAAAAAAAGGAAGTGCCGAAATGTCAGACAAAATTAAACCGTTAAAAGAAAAAAATTCAACAGTTTCAGAAGAATCACTAAATTTAAAGCCCGAAAAAGAATTAAAGCCGTATTATGTAAAAATCACCGTTGAGCAGCAAAAGCAGTTTGAAACAACAAAAAACGCTATAGCTGAACATAAGCGATACACAGAAGCGACGGTAGACGCCGCCTATGGTTTTGTATTAAAGAATGGGTCAGAAAAATTAACAGCCAGCCCGGAAGCTGCAAAACAAGCGGCTAATTTATTCAAAGACGCTTCACTTTTAATCAGTGAAAGCAATGTATTAGAGTGCCTTAACCAGCATATTATAGGCTTGCTTGAAAATAACAAATTGGATTTAGTTAAATTGGTTGAAAGCCTAGATGATAAAGAATTAAAAATTCTTGCAGGGCTGATTAGTGCGCGCCTGCCTCAAGACACAGCAACATTAAAAGACGGAGAGTAAAATGGGGGGGTTACTGGGCAGAGATAATCCTTTAGGCAGTGCGTTCGAGCTAATCAACAAGCGTATAGAAGAAGAAGCGAAAGCGGAAAAAGCAAAGCAAGCTTTGACTTACTGGAATGTAACGAAGAATTGCTTAAATTGCACTAAAAATTTAAAGTGCAATCTACCACGTTCCGCAAGAAATGCGCGTTGTAGGTACTTCGAGCCGTCAGAGTATCACTTGAAAGAAATCCGTAAACACAACTATGAAGTAAGTTTGCGACGACGCCAAAAATTAAATTCATAATACTAAAAAGCAGGGTATTTGCCCTGCTTTTTTATTTTGCAATTTTTCAAAAAAAGACTTGACAACAGGACGAAGGGGGGCTATAATATAGACAAGAGGTAAGAAAAAACAAAAATAAAGGGAGCGATACCATGAATAAAAATTTAACGAACATTAAAACCGAGTATTTTTTAATTGTGAATGGCGTCAAGCAGCTTTTTTGTTATAAAACTAAAGAAGAAGCGATAAACTACGCACGCCCACATTTGAATAATGAAACAAAAATTGAAGTTTTAACTGTGAAAACAGAAATTATAGTTGAAAAAACGCAGGAAACCATAGAATAACGACGAGGAATATAATGATAACTGCATTTTTAATAGGCGCATTATTATTTTTGGCAGCCTTTATGATAAATATTTATATTATTCGCAGATTTTAAGGGAGTGATAAAGTGATTAAATTAAAAAAAAAAGAAAAGAAAAAAGATTTTGTTTGCGACGGGTGTGGAAAAGGTTATATTGGGGCGAGCAGGAACAGCTTTATTATCCGCGTAGCCGGATACGAAACCTATAATATTCAGCTTTGCAATGCTTGTTTATTATCGTTAAAGAAAAAAATCAATAAAGAGGAGAATGAATAATGCAGAATATCAGCATTGAAGCAGCAAAGGCAAAAGGATTTATAAGCGGCTACCGTGTTGGACGAATTATTTTAGCTTGCTCAATTGAACGCTGGAAATATGGAAAGCTGCTTAAAGAACTGCGGGAAGATTGCACGAATATATTTAAATTCCATACCGGACAACGCACACGATATTACTACGACCCCTTCGAGGTATTGGAAAAAATCAAGGGATATAAGCAGTACGGCAACAGGCATTTAAGCAAAGAAAAAATTGATGAATACTGCAATTCGGTAAAAGAAGCTAAAGAAAAGAGTTTAGAAAAATGATTGATTGCCTAAAATGCTACCGCCTGCGCCGCCATAATGATACTGTTTACTGTCCGTTTTTAGACCTAAAAGAATGCGTTAGAGGGGAACATTATATAAACATTGCAAGCCTGCCGTTTAAACCCAAACAGGAAGAAACTCCCCCCCTGCCGCCGAAAATGGTGAAAGCAATTCCACCGTTTAAACCACACCCAAACAGCCCGCACGATTGGGAAAAGTTTCATAATCAAATTTTTAAAATGAAAAATAACGGCGTCAGCTCATATAAGATTGCTGCCGCATTGGGACTTCCACAAACGTCAGTATTTAACTATATGAAACGATACGAGCAGCCTTGAACGATTTTAAACAACAAGCGCAACACATTACACCTAAAACAAATAAAAAACGCCCATATGGAGATTATGGCGACGGAAAGAGGTAGAAAATGGACAACAAACTAGATATAAACGTAACGGAAAAGAAAGTAAGTGATGAAAACTTGCTAAAAACAGTAGAAGAAGCGTTAATAAAAAATGAACTCTGCTTATTTATGGGTGAAACGGGTACTTTTATGAGTACAGGAACAACGGACGACGCAGGAGAAATCTTTTTGAAATTGCAAAGTGTTTTGCTTGCAGGCTTTTTGAGCATGGAAAAAGCAACAGATTATGATATTGAACAAATTTTATTACTACAACTAGAAGCAGTGAAAGAAATAAAAAAAGAGCTTCCAGGAGTTACCCCCCCGAAAGGAAGTATACTGCTTAAAGGGGAGAGTGTTTTAAATTGAAGTCATTAAAGGATGTAAAGCCCGGCGATAAAATATTTGTTTTAAATTCAAACCGTGGATACTTGAAAGAGCCGCAGATAGAAATATTAACCGCTAATAAAGTTGGAATACTTTATATTTATACTGATTATGATAAATACAAAAAATCAAATGGAGAAGCTGTAGAATCATCTTTAGACGTCAAAGCTTTTGCAACGCTGGAAGAAGCCGAAACAGGGCTATTTATGATTAAAGCGCGCAAATATTACCGAAACAGTATAAAAGTAGACGACATTACTTATTCACAAATGAAAGCTATTTTTGATATTTTAGGAATCGACACGGAAGAAGTGATAAAATGATTGAATACGGGCGATTTTTTACTAAACTTTACCGCATTCGACGGGGATATTATCGGCGCAATATCACAATTCGCTTGTCGGTAGGCTATGAATACCGACTAAAGAACAAAGAAATATTTAAAGAGGTTTTTGTATCGTTGCGGGGGCGTAATATCGCCACTTTTAAATTTAGGGAGCAAATAAAATGAATGCTAGAGATATCATTAAGTTAGCTGCACAGCTTTATGTTTACGACGCATTAAAGAAAAAGATAACAATATTAACGAATATCCAAAAAGGTAAAGATATCAATGTAGATATTTTCTTACCAAAAGTTACGGATGTAACGGTAAATGATTTTGCAAAATATCTACAAAAGGCTATAGAATCGCAACCAGAAGAAGAAAGAGCCAAGCACAGAAAATTTTTTGGAGAGCCTATAAGTTTTTGCAGGTGCGTAGCTAGAGGAAACCTTATGGCTAGTGTATTAGTCGAAGAATTCAATTCAGAGGTCAAAAAAATAAAAGAAAATTACGAGGTATAAAGAAAATGTTTGTTTCAGAAGTAGAGTTTATGCTACACAAAAAGCAATTAAACAGAATTATAAGAATACAAGAACTTAAATTAAAACTATTGGAAAAAGAAATAAAAATTAATAAAATAGATACAAGAATACAACTTACTGCCATGGCAGCAATATTAAAACCTTCCGAAATGAGTGATACTGATTTTGTTTTAAAAATAAATGAAAAAATGAGTGAGCTGTGGAGCGAGGAAGCTTTAATAAGACAAGGTGCAAAAATAAATCAAGAGCTTTTAGAAATTCAAAAAACATTAGATGAAATCGAAAAACAGGGAGATATGTAAAACGGCAGGAATCGAAAAATACTACGAGATAACAGAAGTTTATGCGTGGCAATGGGAAGGAAACACTAATATAACAATAGAGGATATACCGGAAGAAATAAGAAACGAAGTCACTATGCTAAAGGTTGAACGTAGCATAAAAACATCTTTTACCGAAGAATCAAACCAACTGTTTTTCAACTATAAAGGCTATCAATACAATTTATTCCCCGGCGACTTCTTAATTTTTGAATACAACGAATTTATAGACGGCTTTCATTTCATATGTGTAGAAAGGGGAAAAGATAGCTTAAAAAAATACAAAAAATGTAACAGTATTCTGTTTTTGCCTACGTCAAAAGCTTTAGATAGTTTAAATCCTAAAGACGCAATAGAAGCAAACGCAATAAATTTTTTCAATGAATCTTGTCAGGCGTTAGGAATTTTAGTAGATTTAAATAAAAAGCGTTTAGCGACCTGCAAAAAATGCGGAAAAACGAATAAAGAATGTTTTCCGACGACAATAGAAGAATATGATATGTACATAGAAATGCTTTGCGAAAATTGCCTGACAGAAATATTAGACAAGAAAATAACTGCCATTAAACCTAAAAAAATAGAATAACACGAAAGGAAACATAATGAATCCGATACCCAAAACGAAAATCATACGACTTAAAGGGCAGAAGTTAGCAAAGCTAAATGAAAGGATACACCAGCGCGACCAGCATAAATGTATTTACTGCGGTGATCGGGTAGACCCGGGCGAAAAGTTTCATCACGAACACAACGGGATAAAAAGCGACCAAATAGAATACGGCGTATTGCTATGCATGGACTGCCACACAGAACGTCACCACGGTAAAAAGTGCAATGATGTAAAAGAATACTGCCGGAAGTATTTAATAAATCTATATGGCGAATCAATTTACAGTAAATAAAAAAGCAGAGGTTTTAACCTCTGCTTTTTTTGCTTCCTCTATGCAATTTGATAAAAGCTGGTAGAACTGTTATTTCTTCGTTGACTTCTGTAAGCCGCAGCACAGCAAACGGTGCGCCGTTGGTATAACGCTTGTGGATGTTTACAGAAACAATGCGGCTATCTGTATCGAATGCCAAGCCCTCGGCGGCGTCTGTGATATTTTTAAAAAGGTTATCGCAGTCCGGCTTGACTTTTGGAAATTCTGCGCCGACATCAACAGCGGCTTTAAACCTCTTACTTTTCGACGCAGGGACAGGCAAAAAAATATACACTTCACAAAACAAGGCGACATCTTTAAAAAAGATACCTGACTTTTGAACAGCTTGTTTAATACAGTATTCGCATTGCTGGCGATAGTAAACGGAAGCGTCTTTATAGTAGGCGATAGCATGGGGCAACGGAACGCCATTTTTGCCCCGTGTGGCGATTTTGGGGCGGCTTTGAGGAATTGCTTCACCGTCGATAAAAACGGTTAACTGCCGGGCGTCAGGCGCGATATTCAGGGTATATAATGCGTTATCAATATTCATTGTTTAAACCTCTTTACTTTCCAAAAAAGCCTTACTGGTAGGGTTTATTTCGCATTCTGTTTGCAAAAGCTGTTCCATGCTTACACCGAATAACTGCGCCAGTTTGTAGACATTAAGAGCATTGGTTTTCAAGATAGTGCGGTCAGGTGATGAATTAAAAGCATTAAGCGTTTTAAGCGGTATGCCCGTTATTTCTGCAACGAAGCGACGGGACATTTTAAAAATGTTGCGGTAATATTCTACTGCGCTTTTAGCGTGTGCTATCGAATCATTTTCGATAAGCAGCGTTTTTTGAGTAATTAAAACTCTATCCATAAAGTTATCGTCGGTAAGCTCAATCCTGCGCCCTTCAACTACAAGAATAATATTATATTCGTTGTCGTCAAGAATATTTACTGTAGTCTTATAAGACCAAAAGCCTATTTTTTGAGTTATGAAATTCAAGATACAATCAATAGGCACAAACAACGTATATTCGATTTCATCCACAAAATTAATAGCCTGCCGCCTATCAGGAAAGTTATAGACTTGATATCTTGGTGAGCCTGTTTCGCAGCTACTTATGATTACAGTTTTTCCGACGCCATAATCAATTAAATGCGCGATATCGGGCAGATATTCGGGATTATTGTATCCGTAAATAACGTGAGATATAGAAGGATACCCAATGACGACACGCTTACACTCGTATTTGTCGAAAAAGTCAATAATGTTACTACAGGGAAGGTTAAAAACCTCAATCAATTCGGCTTCTGTATAGGATTTTTTTGACATACTAGCCCCCCTAATTGTTTTATACCATTGTACCACGTAAGCAAGATAAATTATAGTTTTTTTAAAGATTGTGCTATAATGAAAACAAAAACAAGGGGGGCGTAACATGGCTAGTCCAAAACGCAAACGTTCTGCCGTTGTTCGTATAGCTGGCGAAAAACGGGTAGCGAACGACCGTGAAAAAAAGTTTGCAAGAGAATATTTAAAATGCTTTAATTTTTATAAAGCCGCAAAAGCCGCAGGCTTTGCAGAAACAACAGCCCGGCGCACGGCATACATGATTTTTTCCCGCCCGTGGGTGCAGGAGTATGTAGAAGAACTTCGAGCAAAATACGAATTAGACGACATTGCAGAAGTAAAGGAAGTAATACGCAGCTACACAGACCAAATGCGGGGCAAGGTCAAAGAAACAATCGAATATAAAAAGTACGTTCTTAAAAAAAATCAGGAAACAGGGCAAATGGAAAAGATATATACCGACGGCTATATCATGGAAAACACGCTTATAAAAGCAGGTAGCGAGAATATGGGTAAATATCATAAGTTATTCGGAGAAAACTCTCTAGCTATAGCTTTAGCCCCGACAATCGTCGCTGATGTACCAGCCGAGCAGCAAGCAGAAGAAAGTGAATTACCGACGTACGACGACGCGCTAAAAGCAGCGCAAAACTTTGAAGATTTAGCGAAAAAGATAAATGACCCCGCCAAAAATTAATTTAACTGACTGTATCGGCAAAGCTTTCTACAAAGTTTATCATCAGGTGATGAATCACGAATTTACGCATTATTGGTTTAGTGGCGGACGTGGTTCGTTGAAATCGTCGGCTATAAGTATATTTATCATCATGCTTATGATAATAGACCCAACTATAAATGTTATCGTTTTCCGCAAAGTTGGATTAACGATAAAAACAACAGTTTATGAACAAATAGCATGGGCTATAGAAAAGCTGGGGCTAAATGATTTTTTCATAGCTAGAGTGTCGCCGCCGTCGTTTATATATAAAAAAACCGGGCAGAAAATATTGTTTTGGGGACTGGACGACCCGACGAAACGCAAGTCCGTAAAAGTAAAAAAAGGTTACTATGCTATAACATGGTTTGAAGAATTAGAAGAATTTTCGGGAATCGAAGAAATAGAAAAGGTATTGCAATCAGTGCTGCGTGGTGGCGAGCGTTTTTGGTGCTTTTATTCATATAACCCGCCTGCGTCTATGCAAAGCTGGGTGAACAACGAAGCCTTGAAATCTCGTCCCGATAAACTGTTACACAAAAGCAACTACCTGCAAGCCCCGCCCGAATGGGTAGGGAAACAGTTCCTCTACGAAGCATCAGTTATGGCAGTATATCAGCCCCGCAGGTTTAGACATGAGTATTTAGGTGAAGTCACAGGAACAGGCGGCGAGATATTCACCAACTTAAAACTGCGACCAATCACGAATGAAGAAATATCGCATTTCGATAATATTAAGCGTGGGCTTGATTTAGGCGTATCAATCGACCCTATGGCGTATATGACCATGCACCTAGATACGGCAGCACGCAAGCTATATATTTTCAATGAATACTATGCCCGTGGCTGCCCTAGCTGGACGTTAGCAGAACACATCAAAAAAGAAAATCCACGCAACAGGCTTATAGTAAGTGATATCCAGCATGAAACATTAATGAGCCTAAAAAGCTATGGGATTAATGTTCTTCCGGCTAAAAAGGGGCAAGGTTCGAGAGAATGGGGCTATAAATATTTGACAGATGATTTATTAGAAATCGTTATAGACCCTATGCGCTGCCCGAATGCAGCACGAGAATTCGCCCAATACGAGCTAAAAAAGGATAGAAACGGTAACTATATCGCAAACTACCCTGACGGCAACGACCATACAATCGACGCCGTTAGATATGCATTAGAAAACAGCCACCCGCCAATGAAAGTAAAACGTAAATAAATAGGGGGAAAAGAAATGAACAACAGCAAAAACGCGCAGAAACGTATCCGACAGAAAGCACTGACCACCGCCAGAAAAAATAGCGGCAACGAAAATCAGGCTTTCAACAACAAAGAACGAATCAGAAAAGACCCGAGATTGAAAGCATTAAACCTTATTAACCCGGTAGAAGGTACGCCAAGAGTGCCGACCCTTGCCGACATTAAAACAATGTACGGTGCGCCAGCTACGCTAGCAGAGGTAGACGCAGATACCAAAAAAGCAAATGACGCTGCTATAGGTCAATGTCATTCATTGCTACATCATGCTATCTCTATAATGGGCATGAGTGCATACCCGCAATTTTTAGGCTACGGTTATTTAACAGGGCTTGCGCAAAACGGGCTTATTCGGGCAGGCTGTGAGATGATTGCTGATGAAATGGTAGAAAAGGGTATAACGCTAACAACAAAGGGCAACAATGACCCTGATACCGATAAACAGGCAAAGCTGGACAGACTTAACGAATTAATAACCAAGATAAACCTGCTGCCGACACTACGCAAAGCGGTAAGTATCAGTAAATACTACGGCGGCAGTTTAGTATACATGGACTTTGACGGAATCGACACCGCCAGTGAAAACCTGCTAAATCCATTAATTTTAACGAAGAACGAATTACGAGGTAAAAAACTGCGGCGTTTGAAAGTTATAGAGCCGTATAACCTTTCCCCCGGTCAATACAACGCAGCAGACCCGCTGCAAGAATATTACTTCAAGCCACGATATTGGTTTGTTATGGGCAAAGCGGTAGACGCAAGCCGCTTCCTGCCTCCAGTGCAAGAAAACGAACTGCCGACGATTTTACGCCCGGCATACAACTTTTTCGGTATCCCGCTTGCACAGATTGTATTAGACGCAGTAGCGCACTTCACAGAATGCAGAGAAGCAGAAGTAAGGTTATTGACCAAATTCAGCTTAACAGTATTCAAAACGAATCTTAACGAGCAGATTTTTTCGGGCGGTGACTGGGCGCAGATTGATAACCGTGTAAATAACTTCGTACAGTATCGCAGTAATGATGGCGTCATGCTGATAGATAAAGAATCAGAAGATATTGATATTAAATCAACGTCGTTAGCTGGCGTAAAGGATATAGTAAGTCAGGCAATGGAGATTGTAGCGGCTTACTTCAATGAGCCTGTAACAAAAATGTGGGGCTTAACGCCGTCAGGATTTAATACAGGTGAAAGTGATTTAAATAACCACTACGACCACATAGCCAGCCAGCAAGAAAAGCAACTGCGTGACCAAATAGAATACGTCTTAAAGGTACTACAAGTGCAGGAATGGGGAGAGATAGACAACGAAATAACTTTTACCTTCAATCCATTATCAGAGGAAAAAGAAGAAAGCATAGCTACGGTAAACAAAATCAAAGCTGAAACGCAGCAGATTTATATATCTAATGGTGTCATCAGTCCTGACGAGGGCAGAGAGTGCCTGAAAGCTGACCCGAAAAGCGGTTTTAACAACCTCAATGAAGAAAGCGTACCCGAGGAAGAATTAAGCGAGGAAGAACGCGAACTGTTAGGATTAACCGAAAAACGGGAAGTTTTGAGCCAAGATGAAAAGCCGCCAAAAGAAGTTGAATAAAAAAACGAAATAATTGATTAAAAATAAGTAAAATGGGAAAAAATGCGGGGTTATATCAAATAATCCCGCATAAACCTTACAAAAGGGGGCTAATGTATGGCGTCGAAAATCAGACGACGGCGGCGACAGGTAACTATACCGGGAATACCTGCCAGCGTCGGAATACAGAACGAATACGCCCGTTCGATACGCCGCTTAATAAAACAAATGGAAAAGGCAGCGTTAAAGTTTGTGCTTGAAAAATACAAGCTGTTTAGAGCGTCGGAAATGGTAACGAATGACGCGCCCGTTGATTTCGACAATAGACGCTTACAGCAGCTTATTGACGCTATAAAAGCGCGTTTCGGCAGATATATAAGCGAATGGGAAGCCGAGGAACTGGACGCTATAGCCAGCAAGTTTATCGGTAAGATAGATAAACAGACTAAAGCGGGGCTTATGGCTAATCTAAAAAAAGCGGGCATTGTGATAGATTTTCACATTAGTGCCTTACATCAACCGCTACTTGAAGAAATGGTAGCGAGTAACGTAAATTTGATAAAGAGTATTGCCCCTAAATACTTTGATAAATTAACCAATGTTGTAATTGACAGCGCACTTAAAGGGCGGGATATGGCAAGCATATTTCAGCACATAAAAGACCTTAACAAGGTTACAGAACGGCGGGCAGAACTGATAGCCATAGACCAAACCAACAAGGCAACGCAGGCGTTAAACGTTATGCAGACGAAGGATATCGGTATAAAAAAAGGCATATGGATACATATACCCGGCGAGAAAAGCAGCCGTAAAACACACATTGCAATGAATGGAAAGACATTTGATTTAGACGAGGGGCTTTATGACGAAGATGTAGGCAGAAATGTTTTACCGGGAGAACTGCCATATTGCAGGTGTGATTTTCGACCTGATATCACCGAATTACTCACTAACGAGCAATAATTAAGTTAACCTGTGATATAATCAAAATAACAAATAAAGACATTTGTATAAAAATAGTTAAAACGAAAGGGCTGACCATATGGAACGGGAAAACAATATTTTAGCGTTTGACGCCGCCATAACAGCGCGCAGAATAGACGAAAACGGATTTATGCACGTTGACGCCTGCCCAATCAGTAAGGCGACTGTAAACCCGTATTTAGGGCGTGAAATTCCGAACTGGCAGGATTTAGGCTTAAACCCCGAACGTGTCTACTATGGACTGCGTGACCCGGAAGAACTGGCTAAAGCTGCCCCAACATTTAACGGCTTGCCGCTAATGCAGGGACACCACGACTATACCGCCGACGCGCCGCCTAAAGAATATCAGGTAGGCAGCACAGGAACAGAGGCACGCTTTGAAGAACCGTATTTGTTGAATGCGTTATCTATCACAGATAAAAAGGCGATTAAATCCGTCGAGGACGGAAGCTGTAAGCAGATATCTTGCAGCTACCGCTATACACCCGATATGACCGCAGGGGAATATCAGGGCGCAAAATATGATTTTGTTATGCGAGATATTCGAGGAAATCACGTTGCCCTTGTGCCGCAAGGCAGGGCTGGCAGTGATGTAGTTGTATCCGACAGTTTACCTGTTGAGATAGAAAAAACAACGAAGGGAGAAAAAAAGCAAATGAAAAATCTTTCCAAAGATATTTTAAGCTTTAAACGCCGCAAAGCTGATTTACAGCGCGTTATCTTTGCAAAAGACGCTGATTTAGGTATCGAAGCAGCGGAAGTTGTATTGGCTAACTTGCAAAAGGCTGTAAATGTGGTTGAAGCGCAGGTAGAAGGCTACGACCCCCGAGAAATCGGCTTGGATGTAGACGCAGATATCTCAATCGACGACCTTGTAGACAAATTCTTTACAGGGCTGGAAGCTGCACAAAAAGACACTATTAAGGCGAAACTGTTAGAATTAAAAGGCGGTGAAGGTATGGATGAAAAATTGACTTACGCCGAGGGCGTAGCCAAAGGCGAGAAATTGGAAAAGAATCCAGCAGAACGCGAAAAACTCGATAAAGAACATGAGCGTAAAGGCATGGAAGAATATTTAGCAAAAAAAGCTAAAGACGAGGACAAGGAAGAAAAAGCCGAAGATGATGAACTCGAAGAACGCATGAAAGACCCTGCTTTTAAAGCGGGTTTTGAAATGGGTATCAAAGCAGGCGAGCGTTACGAAAAAGACAATCCGGAACGGATTGACCGCGACCACGAGCGCGAGGGCGAGGAAAAATATCTTGCTAAAGACGCACTTCCCGCATTGCTGGCTAACGCTAAAGCAGAAGCGGAAAAAAATGTTATGGAACGCGTGAAAAAACTTAACGCAGCCGCCAACGCTTGCGCTTTCGTACTCGGCAACGTCGACGCTATGGCGTATGACAGTGCAGAAGATATCTACGCAAGAGCATTGCAAGCCAAAGGCATTGATACTTCTAAATATCCCAAAGAATCTTACAAAGCTATGGTTGACGTGTTGCAAAAACAACGTTTCGACGTAACGCACGCTAACGACGAAGCAATCAAGAAATTCAGCGTATCCAGTGAAAAAACTCCTGAATACATGAAAAATCTGAAAAACATCACTATTCGATAAGAAGGGAGCAAAGAAAAATGGCTAACAAATTTCAAGGACAAGTAAACATCCTGCCTGCTATTGGTGTACCCGGTCAACATATGAGTACCAATCCTTTAGTAAGCACTCAAAAAGGCTATTGCGCAGCCGACACCGTAACTATTGGCGGTTTCGTATGGGCGGCAACCGTAAACGATAACGACGCTTTTGTAAAATCCACAGGCACAGATGTGCCGCTGGGCTTTGCAGTGCGTGAAATCACTAACCCGCTGGGTTATAACGAATCAGCTTCTAACACTGTTCCTAAAGGCTTTCCCGTATCCGTAGCAGTCAAAGGTGACTTTGCTGTTATTACCAGAACAGCCGCAACAGTAGGGCAAAGCGTTTTCGCAGTGCTTGCAGACGGCAGTATTAAAACTGGCACAGCAGGCAAAACTATAGAGGGTGCAACAGAAACTGATTATAAAGTAGTAAATATTAACGGCGGCGGTGCTGTAGGCGATATTATCGTCATCAGTAACTGGGCTTAATGAAAGGGGAAAACACAAATGTTTGAAAATCAATTAGGCTTGCAGGAACAGCTTGACGTGATGAAACAATACGGTATCATTTTTGATACTGGGTCGCCTATCCGTGGCATTTTGGCAAACGATAGCATTGACCAATTAGCGAATGACGCTGCTATGGTTACCGCAGCAAACAGCGGCGTTCCTGTTGAATTTACATCTTATATTGACCCTATGGTAATCCCTATCCTGACCGCTACCCGTGGCGCAAGGGAGATTTTCGGAGAAGCTAAAAAAGGCGACTGGACAACCTCTTACGCACGCTTCCAAACTTCCGAAATCACAGGCGAGGTTGAAGCTTATACAGATTATGGTCAAGGCGGTGCTTCTGATGTAAACCCGACTTTTCCTGTAAGAACTCAATACATCTATCAAACTAACATCCGTTATGGCGATAGAGAAGTCGACGTTGCAAGCCGCGCCCGTTTGCAACTGGCAGCCGATAAACAACGTGCTGCTGCTACTGTAATCGATATTGCAAGCAATAAATTCGCATTGTATGGCGTGGCAGGCTTGGAGATTTACGGTTTGCTCAACGACCCGAATTTGCCTGCTGCTGTTAGTCCGTTGCCAAATGCAAATAACAAAACTCTGTGGGCTGATAAATCCACCAAAGAAATTTACGAAGATGTACTGTATCTGTTCGGCGAAATGGCTGACCGTGGCGCAGGACACATTGACGCTAATACCGAACTTGTACTTGCTACCTCTCCCGCTACACAGGTACAACTGGGCAAAGCAACTGACTTCAATATTTCTGCTCGTCAGATGTTGGAAACCTACTTTCCAAGAATCCGTTTCGTTGCATTCCCTGAACTGGCTACAGCAACTGGCGGCACTTCCATTCTGCTTGTCGCTCCGACAATCGAAGGACTGCCGACCGCTCAAATCGGATTTAGCGAAAAATTCCGAGCTATGCGCTTAATTCCGGAAAGCTCCAGTTTCCATCAAAAATTTGTCGGGTCTTCTTACGGCACTATTATTTATAGACCGTTTGCAATCGGCAAAATGACAGGCGTTTAATTTACAGTAACTAATAAAAAAGGAGTGCTGCTACATGGCTAGACCAAAAAAAGTAAAAGAAGATGAAGTTGTAACAATCGTTGATGATAAGAATACAGAAGCCTTACTGCCGCAGGAAGTCGAGCCGACAGGGGTAGAAGTGATTGAGGAAGAAAAGCCCGTTACTTATGACCCCAACGAAAGCGACGAAGTCAGCGAGGTAGAGGAAAAGGAAGTTGAAAAAGTTAACGCCAAACAACCTGTTCAAGCTTCCCCGACCAAACAAGCTGACACTGTTACGGTATGCTGCAATTCTTATCAAGACGTGATTTTTGCTGTAAGACTGCCAAACGGTAGTCTTGCCGAGGTTAAATTTAACGGCAACAACAAACATCTTGCGGGGCTTGAAATGGGTAAAAACCCAATCGGCGGCGCGTTTGGTATGACTTTCGGCGTTCCCTCTGACATGTGGGAATTGATTAAAAAACAGCATAAATCAGACCCTAGAATTATTAACGGTTTGATTTTTGCATCAACCGGAGATACCCGCTTTACAAAAAGCGCAATCCACGAACGCAAAGAGTTGCGTAACGGGAACGAGCCACTTGACCCGAAAAAGGTTATTGCTTCAACAACCCCTTTTAAGTAAGGGGGGCGTAAAAATGGCTGATGATAACAATATCGTTATATTCGACCCGGAAGAATTTAAAAAGCTGTATCCGCAGTTAGCGGGTGTAGATGATGTTGTACTTGAAAATAATTTCAAAATAGCAACACTGGCTTTAAATAATTCCGTGAATTCAGCCGTAAAAGACCTTGACGAACGTAAAACGCTGCTTTACCTGCTCACTTGCCATATAAGCGAGCTACAGCAGCGCGGAGCGTTTGTTGTAGGCGTTTTGAGCGGCGCGACACAGGGAAAGGTATCAACAAGCTATACCCTACCAATGTCGCTTAACTGGTATAACCAGACACAATGCGGTATGCTTTTTTGGACACTCACGGCAAAGTACAGAGTAGGCGGGCGTTATTATGCGTTTAAAAGTCAAGCTTGTTACAGGTAACGGAACAGGGACATCCGGCAACTGGAAAAAGAAGTTGCGAAACCTAGTAAGGCAAACGCCGGAAGCACAGGCGGGCTTTACAGCGGACGCAACTTATCCAAGCGGGATAAATGTTGCTTATGTTGCCTATATCCAAAACAAGGGCATTGGTGGCGTTCCTGAACGCCCCTTTATGCAAAGGACTGTAGATGAACAACAAAACAAATGGAGCAAGCAACTTACTGCCCTGTTAAAAGGTAAGTCGGCGCAGAATGGCGCGCTTTTAAATGCTTACACTGCTGTATCAAAAGAAATGAAAGCGGATATACAGGATACTATAAAAAAATGGGAGTGGAACGACCCGCGCCCGAATAGCCCTGCCACTATCCGCATGAAACAGCGCAAAGCACAAAGCGGCAAAAACGCCGTAGCAACTGACCCTTACCGAGCTTTGATTGATACGTCTACCATGATAAATGCAGTCACAAATAACGTAAAAGTTAAATAAAGAGGGTGTAACAGATGAACGGAATTAATTTGCACATGGTAGTTAGAAGTGCTATAACTGCCATAAATCCTGACGAACAAGTTATCTTGTATCAGTCAGCCGGGCAAAAAAATATCAGCGGCATTGTTACACCGCTTTTTTTTAGCCCTGCAACTGTAAACGTGCAGTTTCAACCAAACGAAGCTAATCGTTTGCAACATCTCGAAAACATCAACAGCACCGCGCATACAGAACAGATATTTCTTGCCAGCGATAACAATAGACCTATTGAAGGTATTGCACGCGTTCCAATCTTACGCACAGGCGATTATATCGAGCGCAAGCCCAGTGAATTTTGGAAAATCACAGCAATGTTTGAGGACTGGTCTAATGTTGGCTGGGCTAACTGTGAAGTAACTTTGCAAGTGCCGCCGTATCCCGACTTTACCAATCAGCCTGACGACGAAGGAAACAACCTTACAAGCGTCGGAAGAAAGGCGGTGAAGTAATTGGAGCATGGAGAAATTAACGTAGCTGTAGAAGCCTATTTGCGGGCTTATATGCAACCGCCGTTAACTGCTGAACAAATTTATTTAGGGCAGCAGAACAACTCGGCACTGCCAAAGACACGAGAACACGTGGTATTTTTTCTTGCCAGTACCCGCCGGATCGGTACGAATGTCGGGGAACAGATTGTAACGGAAGCAGGCACAACGGAAACACGTTCTTACCGTGAATATGTCGTTAACGTCGATTTTTGTGACGCCGATTATCAACGAGCATTGCAGCGGGCTGAATATTTTGAAACGCTGGGGCGTTCTGATATTGCGGTTGACTTTTTCAAAAAGAAATACAATATAGCTTTATTGTACTGCGAAAATATGCAGTTTTTACCATATACTGATGACACAAATCAATATATCAACAGATACCGCTTGCCGCTTCATTTAGCGTTTTGGACAGTATACGAATACCAGACAGAATACTTTGATAAAATCGCGATAACGCGGCTGGAAAATGTTGACGTACATCATAAACCAGAAAAAGGGGGTTTATAAAAAATGGCAATACCTATTTCAAAAATCGTTGAAATTAACCCGCGTGTTATTAAAGCGGGTAGCCAAGAGCTTGAAATTGCTGGCTTGTATTTAAGCGAAAACGAATTAACACCATTCCCGACGCTTAAAGCATATGCAAGCAAAGACGCTGTAGGCGAATATTACGGGCTTGATAGTATTGAATATCTTGCGGCTAGTCATTACTTCCAGTCTTATGATAACAGTGTTAAAAAGCCTAATATTCTTTATTTTGCAAAAAGGGTATCCGAGGCAATCGCAGGTAAGCTGTTCGGCGCAGAAGCGTTATCACTGACTGACCTTAAAAAAATCACTGCTGGCGGCTTTACTATCTCCGTAGACGGCAGCCCTATCACTGTTACCGGATTAGATTTTAGCGCAGCTTCAACGCCAAGCGACGTAGCCGCAGCAATCGCTGCTAAAGTCACTGGAACAACCGTTGTTTATAATAGCAACAGTGAAAGCTTTACCATTACCAGCAAAACAACAGGCGCAGATAGCGCGGTATCAGTAGCCACAGACGGCTTGACCGTTGATGCACTCGGCACGGATACCGCAAGCGCATTAGGCTTAACTGCTGCAACTGGCGCGCTGGTATCCGACGGCAGCGACGCTTTGACGCCTGCCGCTAATATGCAATCTGTTGTAAATCAATCGACTAACTGGGTAAGCTTTACCACACTGAAAGAAGCTACAGATGTAGAAATTCGGCAGTTTGCAGAATGGAACAACAGTAACCCGATTGAATTCTTGTACGTTCCGTGGCAATCTTCTAATGCCCTGAAAACCAGCGGCGAGGGAACACTTGTAACCACGCTGAAAGAAGCGGACTACGAAGGACTTTGCATGAACTATGCGCCTGACGTATACACTGCTACGCTTGTCATGGCTACAGCAGCTTCTATTGACTGGAACAGGGCGAACAGTGTTGTAAGTTATGCGTTCCGTAAGCAAACAGGACTTGCGGCGTCTGTAACGGACGACGACAGCGCAACAGCGTTGCTGGCTAACAACGTTAACTTCTATGGACGTTACGCCGCCCGCAGCACTGATTTTTCGTTCTATTATGACGCAAAAATGTTTAGCGGCAACTACGGATTCGTTGATACGTATATCAACATGATATGGCTTAAAAATGTTATGCAAATCTCACTTGCAAACGGCTTGACGTCAATCGGTAGGACACCTTATAACGAGATTGGGTACACGCAAATTCGTGCATGGCTGAACGACCCAATTACTAGGGCGTTGAATAACGGCGTTATTGATACGGGTATCGAATTAAGTGAAAGCCAAAAAGCGCAGCTTTATGCGGAAGCAGGGGAAGATATCTCTACAGAGCTTTACACCAATGGCTATTATATCCAAGTGTTAGACCCCGGCGCAGCAGCAAGGGTTAACCGTGATAGCCCGATTATAAACGTTTGGTATACATATGGCGGCAGCGTTAACAGATTAGTCGTTCCGCTGACCGTAGTGTTATAAAAAAGGGGGTGTGCTATAAATGGATATTACATCAGCAAATGCAAAATGTTTCTTAACGATTGAAGAACTGTTCCCTGCAGGTGTTCTGTTGCAAAACTACGCTACCGACCAAGCTGTAGACCAAGACGAGCGACAAATCAGTATCGTTCGTATGGGCGTTGACGGACATATGGCGGCAGGCTGGACACCGCAACCGCATATTATACACTTTACCTTTGAAGCAAATAGCCCGTCTTTAACTTATATCAGGGCGTTGGCAAAATACATGGAAACACAGAAAAAAATCGTTCGGCTAGGTTTAGCAATAAACATTCCGAGCATTTCAACTTCGTTCATGTTCTCGAATGGCGTATTAACTAACGCTAAAGATTTTCCTGCATTAAAACAGGTGCTTGACCCCGTTACAGCAGCGTTTGCTTTTGAAACGAGAAGCTAATATAATATAGTTAACTAATAGGCGATATTCATAGTATCGCCTATTCTTATAAAAGGAGTGAGCAAAAAATGGCTAGAAAAGAAATCATATTTACGCTACAAGATGCAGAAAGAACGCTAAAATTTAAGGCGCGACAAATGCCAGCCACAAAACTAGAGATGTTTATTATTAAACTTGCAGCCGTGGCACTTCATGGCGGTATTGCAAACTCGTTCAATGGACTGCCGGAAGGGAAAGGCATTTCCGATATTAACTGGCGTGATGTTAACATTGATGAAGTTTTTAAATCTTTAGGAAATGTTAACGTGGAAGAAGTTGCCGAGCTGGGCAACGAGCTGCTTAAATGCTGTTCGCTTATCACCTCTGACGGCGTCGAGCAAGAATTAATGCCGGAAACAATAGACGCAGTTATTGAGGAAGTAGGTAGCCTATGGACGTTGAAAAAGAAAGCCTTTGAGGTGAATTTTTCTAGTTTTCTAAAAGGCGGCAAGTCAAACGAAACGCCCGACTTGTCGCCGAGCAGCAGCGGTATTCATTTCTCGAAAAAACAGTAAATGTCACGCCCTCTGTTGCTAACGTAGTCGCCGCAAGGCTTGCCACACTGCATGAGTTACAAACAATTTACAGTTATGATGATTTATTAGACATGTGCGAGATTTTAGCTAACAAAAATACTAATGACTTTTTGTTGGCTGAATATATGCGAAAAAACACGAAAGGGGGTTAAAAAATGGCTACAGTTATTGATAGTTTTATGATAACTCTAGGGCTAGACCCCACAGACTTTAACAAAGGAATAGACGAAGCCGACAAAAAAACAGAAAGCTTTGCTTCAAAGCTAACGAAAAAAGGAACAGCAGCAGCCGCCGCTTTCCTTTCGTTTGGTACAATTATAGCGCAAGTAAAAAGTTTAGCCGCAGGAGCTGACGCCGTCGGTAAAGTTGCAGACCGTATAGGCGCAAGTGCGCCGGATTTATACGCATGGGGCAACGCGGCAGAACTATCAGGCGGCAGCGTCAGGGGATTGTTTAACAGCGTCGAAGGACTTAATAAACAGTTAGCCCGTATCGCTGTTACAGGTAAAAGCCGTATACTGCCATTCTTCGAGCAACTGGGCGTTGCAGTAGTAGACGACAGCGGAAAAGTCCGCAATGTATTTGACGTTTTGCGAGATTTAGCCGGAGCTGTTGAAGGTATGAGCAAGCTTGAAAGTCAAGGTATCCTTTCATCTTTACAGCTTGACGAGGGTACGATAGGACTTCTGCAAGGCGGACGGCAAGCGTTAGATGACCTGATAAAACGTCAAAAGGATTTAGGTTATTTCACAAAAGAAGATACTGTTATAGCTGCAAAATTTAATGACAGCATTACGGAATTAAGCCGTTCTTTCAGATTCGTATTTCTACCGATTCTGCGCTTTGCAGCTCCCACGTTAACGCAATTCGCCCTAGCATTAACTGATGTATTTTCCTATATGCAAAAACACGGCGATATATTAACAGCGGCTTTATACGCTATTGTAGCCGTTGTAACGGGCTTATTGTTGCCGAGCCTGTGGAGTTTATTCACCGCCATATTAGCCAATCCTATAACGTGGGTTATAATGCTTATAGCGGCGTTTATTCTAGTCCTAGAAGATTTATGGGTATACGCCAACGGCGGCAAAAGTGCTTTTGAGGATATGTGGAAAGCATTGGGGACAGGTGACGAAGTTTTAGCAGCCCTACAATCCGCATGGGACTTTTTGAAACAAGCAGCTCAAATAGCATGGGAAGTTCTGAAAGTTATTCTATTATTATGCTTAATGGCATTTTATAAAATCATGGCGGCAATGGCGGCACTTGTTGCAGCAGGCGGCGCAGCATTTAAAGACATTGCAGGTTTTATTGATGATTACTTAATATCCCGGCTCAAATCAGCGTGGAAATGGATAGGAAAGATTTTAGACAAGATTCCTTCATTGAGCAGCATAAAAGCCACCATTTCTGAACGTTGGGAACAAGCTAATACTCCGATACCGTCTTTGCAGGCTATTGCAGCAGGCAGCGGGGGCAGCAATACCAATCAAGAAATTAACGTTGGGAAAATTGATATCCACACCACAGCAACGGACGCAAGCGGCATAGCTGCCGACATGGGTGGAGCAATCAGCGAGAAATCAGGGCTATTCTTCACGAATGCAAGCGGCATTAAATAAGGGGGGCGTAAAATGGCGAAATTATGGAATTGGAGCGGTAAAGAATGGCAGAATTGGTTACTTGCCAACAGCGCAGGTACAGCACTAGCCACATTTACGACCTATCTAGGCAGCACTGTAAAAGCGGAAGCTAATATTACATACGATTACCTAGAACAAGGTAGCTTTGCTGCCTACAATAAAACTACTGCCCCTATGGATATCACAGTAACGCTTGCTAAAGACGGAACGCCGGGAGAAATTCAACAGGCTGTTGCAGTGTTAGAACGTCTGCGGACAACAACGGAATTAATATCATTTGTAACCCCGCTTAAAGAACACCAAAACATGACGCTAGACAAATATGACTACGCATTCAACGAGGGGCAGGCATTAACGACCCTTGTAGTAAACATTCATCTTGTCGAGATTCGGCAGCAGAAAAGCCAGTATACAAATGTTGATGTGCAGCCAATAACATCAGACGACGCCGCCAGCGCGTCAGACGCTTCAACCGTAGACAGGGGCAACACTAATCCTAGCGACGGGGACGATTCCGAAAACAGTAGTGTAGCATACGATATAAAAAAGGTTTTGGGATTGTAGGGGGATATTATGACTTATAAAACGATACCATTAAACGCTATACCTAATCAGCAATTCACGGTAACGCTTGACGGTCAAATCTGCCAAATTCGCTTATACTGGCGTTATGACAACCTATATTGTGATTTAAGCGTACAGGATGAAGTGATATGTACAGGTGCGCTGTGTGTAACTAATGAGTTTATCTTACAGCAGCCTAAATTGAATTTTAGCGGAAACCTGTTATTTGTGGACAAGGAAGGACACGGGGCGCAGCCTGACTATAAAGAGCTGGGAACACGTTTTGTCTTGTGCTTCGTGCCGGAAAGCGAGATGTAGCATGAGTTTTTCTATAAAAGCCCTTAGAGCGACTATAACGCTTCGTAACGGGACTTTTCCGAATACGAATAGCAATACTATCATTATCGAAAACCACCGCATTAAAGCGACGATATCGAAGCCGGGCGGCGAGGACAAGAACACTTTAACCGCCAGTATATACGGATTACCTTTAAGCGTCATGGAAACAGCAAGCACGTTAGCATTTTATCCACAGCAGTCAGAGAAGAACTTTATTCGTCTTGAAGCTGGCGACGATACTGGTATAGTCGGGACAGTCTTTGAAGGTGAGTTTACACTGGCAGCCGCTAACTTTAACGGTGCGCCGGAGATATCTTTTGATATCAAAGCAGCGGCGGGTATTTATCCTGCACTACTGGCAACGCCGCCAATCGCTGTACAAGGCACTACCGACGCCGCGAAACTGTTCGAGCAATTCGCGACAGAAGCGGGATACACCTTTATCAACGAGGGCGTTTCGGCGAGTGTCAGAAACACAACCTTTACAGGCAGCCCAATAGAAAAAATGCACAAGCTAGCAAAGCAACTAGGCATTGACTTGTATATTGACGATAGTAAAGTAGTGATAACTCCGAAAAACGGAGCGCGCAGCGGTAATGCTGTGTTGATAAAGGTAGGAACTGGTTTAATTGGCTACCCGTCTTTCACGCAGGACGGCATAGAGTTTAAATGCGAATTTGACCCTACTATCACACTAGGCGGGTTAGTAAAGCTGGAAAGCGTTGTTCCGCGAGCTACAGGCGTATGGAAAGTAACGAGCTTGACGCATAACCTAGAATGTTTTAATTCGCAGGCAGCGGGAGCGTGGGACAGCGTAGTCAAAGCCGTTTACGTACAGGAGAACTGATATGGATACTTTGAAAAAATCTCAAATAGTGTCGCCGACGGTTGAAAGCACTCGTTCGCCTTTCACTGGTAACAGTCAAGGCAACGAAGTGGCGTATTTTATCGAAAACTTTTTGAATGGCAGGGTAAATACGGCGTTGCCGTGCAAAGTCCAAGCTGTTTACAGCGACGGAATAAGCCCCACAGGGCGAGTTGATGTACTGCCCTTAATAGTTGCCCTAGACGCCAAAAACAACGCCATAAATCCAGCCCCGCTTTATAATTTACCCTATTGCAGAATACAGGGCGGCGCAGCGGCATTAGTTTGCGACCCTGTACCGGGTGATATTGGACTTGCGGTATTCTGTCAGCGGGACGTATCCAACGTTGTTAACGGGACGGCTGAACCAGTCCAGCCCGGAAGCTTCCGAAACTTTGATATTTCAGACGGCTTTTTTATCGGCGGATTTTTAAACCAGCAGCCGACCTGCTACATTCAGATTCTACCGGACGGCAATGTTATGGTAACAGCCCCGCAGCACGTCACAGTTAACACCAGTCAGACGACCATTAACAGTAACACTACCATAAATGGCAATCTGACCGTTACAGGTAACACAACCGTGCAGCAGCGGCTTGATGTTATCGACAATGCGACAATCAAAGGTATTAGCTTTGCCGACCACGTTCACGGAAATGTTGAAAGCGGCAATAGTAATACTGGCACACCTAAATAAAGCAAAACATCAAAAATGGGTAAATTTGATATCTCAAAAAAAGAGATAGCAAAAAACGCTGTTTTTGACATTTAAACTACATAAATAATTTAGCGATAAAATACCGTATTTTACCGCATTTATACCAGCAAATTTAGCATACAAACTAAGAGAGGTTTTGAAATGGAAAACGGGAAAATTAAGTGCAATCTATGCAATGAAGAATATTCAGCGGACGCCTGCAAAAGCTTTACTTACGGGCGGCTTGACGTAAATATTTGCCCAACCTGTCTAGTTTGGTCAAGTCACGAATGGGCAGTTATGGCGAGAAAAACGCTGCGACAAAAGAAAAGTAGGCGTTGATATGGAAGCGATATTTATGGGTGCGATAACGTGGGCTATCATTGGTATTTGCTATATGATTTATTCTGAATTTTAAGGAAGTGATAAAATGTTTAATAGAAGATTACTTCAAGCCACATCAGGGGGGATATTCCTATTCCCGTTGATGTTCCTACCGCTTGTTTTGTTCCGTCACGAAATCAATATAACGCTCAAAATCAAGTGGAATATATGCCGACATTTACCATTCCCGAAAATGTGACGCGATTAGGGTTATACTGGTATCCGCGTAGTACAATGAATGCCACATATAGCCGACTATTTCGGCAAGTTGTTGCCGTGGCAGCAGGACAGCAATATAGAGTTGATTACTTTAATTGGGCTGACCTTGCTAGTAACGCACGCGGGACATTACGGCTAACCAATGTAAATAACGGAAAGTATTTAGATACAGCGAACGGATTAGTTTATTTTAATAATGATATTCTTCGAGCTGCCGTTAGTTCTGGTTTATTTATGTTTCCCTGCAACGTATTGTATTGCGGATATAATAGAGAGATTGAAAAGTTGCCTATAACAGCAAGTATAGCGTGATAGGAGGATAACTATGTTCAACAGGCGTTTATTAATAGATTCGGGGGAGGAGCAGCAAACTTATTCTGTGCTTGAAATCCATGTAGACACGTCCGACGGCGATCACGTTCGGTCAGCAAGAGTGAAGCTGACTTACAACGGTGAAAGCAATTTAGCTAATACTGATAATAAAGGAATAGCCGTTTTCTATGGAGTGCCGACAGGAACAGAAATATCTTATACGATAACGGCGGCAGGATATAATGCGGCTACAGGGAAATGGATTATTCCCACCGACGTCGAATATGAAACAGAGTATGTTGTTTTATCCCCCCTCGTTAACTATGATTTTAAATTAACTATAGGGCAAAACTACGACGTCGAAATGGGTTTTTATCAATCGGGATTTTTTAAAAATGATTTTGGCGGGATAAGCCCGGCTCAATTTATGCGGCACACAATAGAAAAAGTTGGAATAGACGCGATAATGGATACAACGACAGGTATGTATACGGCAAACACGTTAACAGTAGAGTTAACAGGAGATACCCGGAGTTCTATAAGTCAAATAACAATCTATGTGGCTGATTCTATGTATACGCTTAATACCGTTATTTATAATGGTGGTGTTACCTATTATTTCCTCGAAATGCTTAATGATACTACGGTAATAGATTACTTTGACAGAAGGAACGGGCAAACAGTAGATATTCAATTAATAGACCAATAAAAAAGGTGGTACGAATATGTTTAATAGACGTTTACTAGTATATCAGGGGGGACATCTGAACCCCCGCTGCCAACAAAGGAAACTGTATTGTGGAAGGGTAGCACTGTAAATGCTTTTACTATCACTATCCCAGCAGGTGTGAAAGTTTTAAAAATCACAACAGAAAGTACCTATGTAAATGAGTTTGTTGACCCTAATCTGCCTAGATATATTGGTGTAACAGGCGGTAAAACTTATAATATGCGTTGGGCTACTGTAGAAGAAGGAAGTATACCCGAACCTGAATATTGGGAGGTACAAGTATACAGGTATAATAGTTCTTCTGATTCTAAGCTATGGGTAAGTTCATATGCAGGAGATGCAGTAGAGGGTGCAATTACTACGAATATTCAGATTATAATGTCCTACTCTGCAAGCATAAACGGCGTAACTCCAAACGTTTTAGATTATTAAGAAAAAAACAAAGTGAAGTGAATTGACATGAATAAAGCAGAAAAGGCGAAAGCCTACCGTGAGGAATTGAAAGCGGAAGGATACTGCCCAAGATGTTATAAGCGTAAAGCTGTAGCAGGCAAGCTGCATTGTAAAGAGTGCGAAAAGTATTATTATGCCTACTATCACGCACACAAGGCGCAGCGGCTTGAATATGCAAAGCAGCGGCGGGAAAAACTCAAAGCTGCCGGGCTATGCACTCAATGCGGGAAAAGGCAGCAGGAAAAAGGGCTTCTGTGCATAGAATGTTATAAAAAACTACCCCATTAATACCAGTAAGCAGGGCGTTTGCCCTGCTTTTTTATTTTGCGATTTTTCAAAAAATACTTGACAACAAGACAAAGGGGGGCTATAATATAGACAAGAGGTAAGGAAAAATCAAAATAAAGGGGCAGTATTATGAAAAAATTAAAATGGCAAAGAAAGTATTTGTACAACGGCAGAACGCCGCATACTCTTTTTCCTCACGATTATAGTAGTAACAGTAATTTATGGATACAAAATAGGAGTTTTAAAGTCCCCAAAAATGGCTGGGAAATATATGACAACGATACATTTATTAAGGCATTCGATACATTAAAAGCCGCTAAAGCATATACAGAAACGCTAGGAGTAGAAACATATGAATAAACACTTAATAATGAAAAAATATAGCATTATGAAAACGGAAGCCCGTTATGCTATAGACGGAAAAACGCATTATAGTGTTATGAAAGAAATTCCAGTCCCAAAAGAGTTAAAGGGATTCGTTACCAAAAGTTTTATAATGGCAATTTCAGAAACATTTAATACAAGGCATGCCGCCGAAATAGCTTTACAAAAATTATTGCAAAAGGAAGTAAAAAAGAGGTAGGATATGTTTGCGATAGCTTTCATAAACGATTTTTATAAACGCGAACGAGGATATTATTATTTCGGAAATGTAAAGCAAGTTGCCTTTGAATTATCGCCCGTGGGGTGCTTTGCCCCGGACAATACCAAAGTTGAATTTATAAAATGGTACTCAACCGAAAAGCGCGCTTTAAATGCTGCAAAGAAAATAGCTAAAAAGTGCGCTTACGTGGTTGAATATCAAGCGGTAGAATGGGGAGAAAAAATCGACAACAAAAAATGGATTGCTATTTAAAAAAGAAAGTAGGCAGGTGATAAAGTGAAGTTTGAAAAACCAACACTGAAAGAATGGAACGCTGCCGAGAAATTAGCTGACCCGGTAGCGTTTAAAGCATGGGTCAAAAGGCTGGTACGCAGGGACAAGAGGTATTTAAAAGAAGTTGCAGCAGAAATGAATATCAATGAAACAGGCTTACACGACCGTTTCAAAAGGGGATTTGTAAACATCAACGACTTAATAAAGCTGCTGGATAGCCTAGATATGGATTTAATCATCAGAGATAGAAGGTATAACAGATGAAAAACTTGAAAGCGTACAAAGTTATGTGACACATCAAAGGAGTTGAAGTTGTGAGTTTTTATTATATTGAAATCGAAACAAAAGGGTATTACATGGGCGAAATAGTTAAACAAAACAGCAAGCTTAAACCGCGGTGTTGCTTATTGAGAGGAAAATGTTGTAAATATAGCAGTGATATAGAAGCTGCAAAAGCAGCCGAGGAAATAATCACGAAATGCCGAATACCAAAAGACTATATATCGATCAGAAAAGTTATTGACCAAACATCTAGCGGCAATAATTTTAAATCTTTTTTTGATAACCAATTTAAACAATCCTACCGAGAGCAGATAAAAGCAGAGAACAGAGCTTTAAAAATAATTCAAAACATTAATCAAATAAGAAGCATAACTAACGTTACCGAAACGCGAAACTTGAAAAATAACGTGATAAAAGTTATTATTAGATTAACGAATGGTGAAAAAATCATCGTAGATAATCCGAGCAAACTTTTGCAAAACAAAATAAATGAAATATTTAAAGGTGATAACATGGAAAATTCTAATCAGATTGAAGCCCCGGTAAAATTCGGAATTTTAGAAGAAGAAAAAGTTTCCCGCAAATTTTACCCCGTAAAAAATGCCCCTGCCGATACAGTGCTGCCGAAAAGGAAAACAGCAAAAAGCGCAGGTTATGACTTCGTGCTACCCTGTGATGTGCGCTTAAATCCCCACAGCATATCGGCTATTATTCCAACAAACGTTAAAGCGTCTATGCCTGATGATGAAGTGTTAATGCTATATATTCGCAGCTCAATAGGCATTAAACATCATGTAACACTAGCGAATGGGACAGGAATTATTGACGCCGATTATTTTTCCAATCCCGACAACGACGGCAATATAGGCATTTGCCTGCAAAATAACAGTAATGAAATCGTGAGTTTTAAAAAAGGCGAACGGATTATGCAAGGTATTTTTGTTAAATATGCTGTATGCGACAGCGACGATACAAACGAAGTCCGCAAGGGCGGTTTTGGGTCAACGGGAAAAGAATGACGCCCATATTCGCCCTGTAATCGCCTCAAAATACTTTTAGGACAATTACATATACAAGCAAAAATAAAACGCTGTAACCTAAACAGCGTTCAAGAGAGGGGGTATATCATGGATAAGTTTTTTACTGTTCTAAAAGAAAACGGCTTAATTATGAATTTCGTCTTTTTCTGCGTTTGCTTTTTAATTATCGGCGCAGGATTAGCAGAAGTGACGAAGTAAAAAAACACCCTGCTAAAAAGCAGGGTGTTTTTTTGTTTAAAAAGAATTGTGAGAAGGGGCAGCTTCTGCATATTTAATTATAGCAACAAGGCGTAAAAGAAGCAACCTTTTATGATTGCTTCTTTTATTTTAATTCAACCGGAGAGCTGACGTCACATAAATATTATAGCATAAAAAC